TCTTCTTGTTTTAAAGTTTTTAGTGGCAAATTGCCTATTTGTATTGTTGTATCTCCAGTATTGGTTGCGATTGGTGTAAAAATTACAGTCATACCTTGTGTGTATTCTGATATTTCGCCGACATTGGGTGTTAGTTGCACTTTATTTGCTGTCCCACTATCAGTCATATTTGTATTCATAGCGATAGTGGTTATAGCTTTTAAAAGTTGCTTATCGTCATTCGCAGACGGAGCTTGATTAGTATTAGTAACTATGTTTAAAAGTTCTTTTGCCTGAGATGTCCATTCTGTTGCAGATAAGCTATCGCCATTATCATCTTTTTTGTTTGTAGTATCAATCATTTCTATACCTTATTTTTGCTTGTGATGGTGTAATTATAGCATAAATCCTTTTCAATTTGACTATCGCTCCACTACTTCCAAAGCTAATTGGAAATGCAAAAGGGAATGCTCTCTTGCTCTTAATTTTAAAATCAATCACTAATGTATTGCTTGAGGTGTTAAAGCCAATAGGGAATGTAGTAGGGAATGTAGGTATTAGTGTTTTTGTAGGATATATATCAATATCATACCCATATAATTTAGCTATCTTAATGTATGTATCTGTTGTGTTGTCTTGCATTAAGTATTTGGCAACAATAACATCTTTTAGTCGCTCTTTTTTATCCCCACGACCGTTGAAAACAGCATTAGGTATGCCAAGCTCTTGTTCGTGTCTTGATAGCTCTGCACCACTCATCTTTGGTAGGTGCATATTATCTCTAATCTTTAGGTCTGCCGATAGGTTTAGAAAGCCTACACCAATACCTTTTAGAAGTTTAAACAAATTAGATGTTGTATCTAATTTAGCTCTCCAAAGTTCGCCACTCGGCAAATATTTAGATAATTTACCAGCTATCTGTTCAGTATTAGATAAATTTAACATCATCAACACTCGCTACTTGATCTTGTTGCAAGTCATTAGCATATCGTGGCTCTATCAACTCAAATCTATATCCACTTAAAGTTGTTCGTATAACAGACACTATTTCGTCAGTAGTTACCTTATCCCCTATTTCTTGGGTATCATATAGCTCTATTATGGCTTGTTTTATCTTATCCTTATCCTCAAAAGATAGCTTATCTATGTCTTTTATAGCGATATTGATAGGCACTCTAATAGGCGACTTAACCAATATATTATCACTATGTATAAAAGCAGATTTAATACTCAATATGGCTTCTTTTGCTTTGCTTAATGTATCTGCACTTGGTATTTTCAAGGGGTTGTAATCTTCCATAATGAATACGGTTAATTGACCGTTACTTGGGTAATCTTGGACAAGTTTAACTCTTGTAACAGTAGGTATCTTATCTTTGATTGTAGCTTTTATATGATTATCACTAAATGGTGCTTGTGGGTTTCTGACCCTATCCAATAGCCTATCTCTAAAGCTCTCAATATCATCAGCATCAGCACCACCACTAAATCCATTATATACTACATAGCATTCATCTTGAATGTCTGGCAATAGGTTCTCAAACTTCAATGGTGTATTAGGTGGTATATTGCTCTTTACCCCACCAATTTGCGATACACAATGAGCAACTCCAAATATACTTGTTATTATTATATCGCTTATATTAAGTGGCTCTTGCTCCATAATTGTAAAAGTGTCTTTATTCACAACACTTGGGGTATATGTTTTGTTTATTGTAGAGCTTACTATGGCTATCTGTGAGTTGTTAGTAAGATTATGATTAGTAGAAGTAATTGTTACTACACCGTGTGATGATGTTAGTGCTTCTACATTTATAGCATATTCTCTTATTATTGCTGTTTCAGTTGTAATAAATGATTGTCCGTCTTGTGTGTTTATTGCTGTTTCAGCAGGTAATACAGCTCCAACATTGCCAATAAAGTTTATTCGCCCATAACTCTTTTCTGCCACTTGCATTGTAACACCCAATTCATTAGCTCTTTTAAATAGCGAGTTGAAATCAGCTGTTTGTATGAAGTAGTTATCTGTTTGTTTATCTGAATAAGTGTATAAATCTTCTAACGACTTTGCTATTGAATTAAGCAATCCTCTCAAAAAGCCATTAGGTGTATATGGGTTTGCTTGTGGTGTTTCTTTTTTAACTTCAGACTGTAAAGCGAATAGTATTTCATCAGATTTCATAAGTTAATACCTCATCTTCATATTGCTTATCTGCTTTTGCATTGATGATCAGTATAATCTTGCCTTTCTCTGCTACTTGTGCCTGAATATCAAATGATATGCAAGTTCCGTCGTCTAATAATGGTTGTAGTGCATTTTCAATAAGCTCTTTTGCTAATGTTGCTTTTGCATATACACTTCTTGCTTGTTCCACCCCATTGAGAGTATTATTATCGCCAAGTATGCAATACATCATTTTTGCTTTTAAACTTTTAGTTGTGGTTAAATCTCCAACTTCATTATATTGAACATCATTGCTAAGGATATTGACATCAGCCATTTGCTATATCTTGTCCCAATTTAACAAATACCTTAACAGCATCGCCTATCTCTTTGTTGGTGCAAACAATATTTGCATTTCTAATTTTAGAGATAAGTGCTTTAGCTTTCTTGTTTGACAAACCAATAGCTGACAATACTGTTTCTATATCTCTAATCGTTTCTGCTTTATCTAACATAGCAATTATATTGTCTGATAGCGAGTTCGCTTGTTGTCGTTTTTTTATAGCTTTGAGAATAGCACGATTATCATTATCGTCTTTGGTTTCAGATAACTTGTTAGACAATAGTTCGATAATAGCCTCTGGATTAGCTGGTATATCGACAACTGATATTTCAGTTAGCTTACCCTCAGTAATATAGAATATATCATCTTTAAACTCGCCGTCTAATATCCAAAATCCAATAGACAATTTATCCAAATGTCCTGCCTTTAATAGTGCATAAGTTTCTTTACCTTTGTTTGTCCCTATGTTTAGTTCTCCCAAAACTTTTAATTGGTCATTCTCAATTCGCATTTCAGACACTTTAAAAGCCCCAATTATTTCGTCGTATTTGTGCATATACTTCATAGGTATATATTTTAAACCCATAGATATAGCATTAGAGATAAAACTCTTTAAACAATCTGTTGTTACTATATCGTCGTGTCTATCTTTGGCAGTTGTTGAAGCAATGCCCTCAAAAACAACCACATCGTCGTTGTTTGCATTGTCTGATAGTTTTATTCTTAGACTTTGTGAGTATAATTTCTTTTTATTCATTTACATATCCTTTGTTAAATGTTTATTATAACATATTTTAGTCAGTTGTTGATTGTGCATCTATGGAAGTTTCGTTTTCGGTTGGCTTAATTCGCTCATCTGGCTTAAAAGATGGTGCAGGTATAATATCTCCATCATCTCTTTCCTCTTTATTATCTTCGGCTCTAAGCTCATTGATAGTGTAGCAACCAACAATAGATTTAAGTTTCATTTGGTTTAGTTTGCGACTATATAGGGCTGGGACACCAGCAGTATCAAATGTAGCACTTATTTCATCTTTGATATTCATATTTTTAGCTATTGATGAGAGCAAAAAGTCCATCATTTCGTTAAATATTGGGATAATAGTATTGTCATACATAGCTAATTCGTCTATTGACCTATTGCTAAAAGTAGTAGCACTTGTATCAAAAGCCGTAGCTGGTATCCCAAGCTTATTAAAGACAGCATTTCTTGTCATATTTGTAAGCTCTTTGAAGTCCATATCTACACTTTGAGATGAAAAACTCTCAACAGACACATTGGCTGGTAAGAATAATGCCTTACCTGCATTTTTAGCCCCAGTATAGAATGTTCGTATTGCATCCATAATAGGGGTATATTGCTCTTCGTTAAGCACACTAACACTATCTCTTGGAGTAATCACTAAATCAGGCTTAACCCCTTGTTCTATTCGTGATGAATTTTGCTCTAAAGCACCCATATATAAGTATAGTTGCTTATTGATTGATGATAATGGGGATAGACCGTTGGTATGCGAATTACCATTGGAAGTAAAGCTATAAAATAATTCAGAGCCATCATTGCAGAGAAACTTATTATCAGGTGTTCTCTCAAATCTTCGTTCTAAGGATCCGTTCGTTACAGTAAATTTCATAGGAAACCCATCAGTTCCCTCTTCTACTGTTACTTTACTTGCCAACACAAGTTCAACAATTTGTGTGTCAGTTACACCTTTTAAAATAACATATTGCTCTCCAAAAATACAATGGTTAATAACATATATCTCTTGTAACTTTTTAAACGAAAAGAAAGGGTGTGGGTTTTGCAACAACTCTTGTATTTTTTGCAACTTTTTAGAGTTACCATCCAATATAGGCTGTAATAGTTTAAGTCTTTTATCTATTTCAGAACAAGCAGTAGATACTGGGTAAGCATCTTTAAAATATTTTAAGGCAGTATTCTTGTTTAGTGGGGGTATTGTCGTTTGCGATGCAGACATAACAAGCTCTTCAAAGGTATTGCTTGTAGCTGATTTTGTAGTTCGTGGCATAAATAGCCCTTTGATGATTTTAAACATTAGTATTCAATACACTTAGCCGACATACAGCTATTGCTAACTTTTATAGCATTATAAACACCATACCTTATGGCATCCATAGCGTGGTCATTAAGTTTAACTGGCTCATCTAATGTGATGTTATTTACTGTTCTATAAACATAACCTTGTATCTCTTTGAGAACATTAAGGCTTCTTTGAGTGATATGCAATTTGCAAGATTTCACGGTATCTATCCCTTTTGTAACAGCTTTATCGGCTGGTACTACTATAAATGTTTTACCATTATAGCCAATTTTTCTAAATTCCTCAATTCTATCTGGCTCGGCACTATCAGCATACCCTAATATCTTGTGCAAATGTGGTGCTTTCTTGCTTGTAGTAGCCATTAAACGGCTATTAGTAAGATATTTCTCATAAACAATCTCATCTATATAGGCATTCCATCCATTATCAATCTTTATTAAGTAAACCTTTCGTTTTCAAAAACCGTTTTTCATTGTATGGAAGTAAATTTTCTTTTTCGTCTGCGACATATTCTTTAGATTTTAATAATTTAATTTTTAATGGTGAATTCGCCTTTAACGGGACTTCCGTTGCATCAATAAACAATTTATCATTTTTTGTCAGTAAAAATTTCTCGTTTGTTACATCCGTTAGAAGTTATCCGCATAATTATTTCAACATTTACTCCAAAGGTTTCGGAGAAAAAAATTCCACACAAAACGAACTTGGGTTTTACTTGGGAATAAAATGGAAAAGTAATTTCGGCTTGTTCAATATTTATTATGATATCTTTAAGCAACCGTATTCAAGTTTCAATTCAATATTACCAAGTAACGGTAATGATTTCTTACTCGATTACATATACAAACTAACTAAAAACGTCTTAATGAATTTTAAGTTCAAGCAGGAAACAAAAGAAAAAGGATTTGCGGATAAAATAACAGAAAAAATTCTACCTGAGACTAAAAGCAATTACCGTTTGGAATTATCTTACAAACTGACTAAAAATATTTACGGAAGAAACAGAATTGAAATTGTAAAATACAATGCTCCGAATAGTAGTGAAACCGGCTTTTTAACTTTTCAAGATGTAAAATTATTTTGGAAGAGTTTCAACTTAGATATATGTGATATGAAT